GCTCCAGCGATCTGACTTCTTCAAGCCAGGTTGTGGTGTCTTCTGAAGACCCCCTTCACACGCTTTAATTCGTGGGCGTCCATCTCCACGAATACCGCAAGTCGAGCGGCCGCTCGCGACCCACACTCCTCTCCTCCTCATCTAGCCACGTTATAACGTGGTGTCGACGAGCAGGAGCGGGGTCGGAGGTCCTACACAAGTGACGATAGTACAAGTAACCCTCCAAACGGAAATTAATCCGCGAGAAGGTTCCCGCCGAAACCTCATAGGTTTTGAGAGAATCGGGGTTCTCTTGTATCGATCTCACCACAAGAACTTTCACCTCGCGACGTTGGTAGCCTTTATGGTACCTGGTCGTCTGGTGATTGATCTTTCCGTCTGTGTAGACGCCAAACTCATCTCGATTATTAGTGAAAGGAATGAACCTCGCACGGGAACCAAGACCTTGTCTGGTTAACCTAATTATCGTTCTTCTCAGGTTTAGATATCCGAAGTCGTAAGCACGGTTTGCGAGGCTGATTAGACCTGCATAATATGCCGGGTCGATCGTTGCCGATCGCCGTAACGTTAACGAGTATCGGATAGGGGTGATGTCGAATCCGGACCAAGCGTATATACCGCAGGCTTCTCGAACGGCGTTGCCGCCCTCGAAGCTTTTATCGCGGTTAACTTGAAATCCGAATTTCGTCAAAAGCGCAACGACATCTGGGGTGAATCTTGTATCACTTACGATGTCGTCACCGTAGATCACGATGGGATGAAGCAGATCGTAGTTTTGGCGTAATGACGTGTGATCACCACACCGAGCCACGACCTTTCTGACGATACTTCCTCCATCTAAGTCAATTCCGAGGCCTTTCGCATATGCGAGGAGGCATATACTAGTAAAGATCACGCACTGTATAGGAAAACACAGTGCAGATCCCATGGGCGCAAATTTCTTCACGCGCATCACTCCAACTGGCGTTCGCACAGTCGAACTTCTAGTATACAGGAGGGGAATCACCCAGTCCACAGGGAATATAGCTCGAATCAAATCGACATGTACTCTGTCCGATGCTGCCGAGAGATCAATCGTATCACTTAGCCCATCCTCTGAACCACGCATCGCAGCCTCGCGGCTACGTGATTGGTCTTCAAGGGTGACGAAATGTCGCATCAACCCGGAGGCAAACTGGCGCTTAACGGAGCGAAGGAGGCTTTGTTGGAACATCATAACGGTGTTCCTCTCCTTAGATATAGACCTCGACGTTTTCACGTCTTTGGCCACCATCTTTAACTCCGAGTAGTACCATGCTTCGAACACTCCACACCTTGACTCATCGTCCCCAATGAAGGGTACGATTTTGCCAACCGCTTCTAAAGGAAAGTCGCGGTAGATGAGTCGGCGCAGTTTCCAGGGTAACGCCGTCAAGGCTTTCGCCTTTTCGGGGGCCCCATAAACCGCACCCCTCAGATCGGCTACATGACCGGGCCCAAACTTAAAACCTTGGGCATCCAACCGCAGAGGCTGGGCGCAAAGTTCACCAACAATCTTCTTCAGATCACTGGTGTCCCTATCGTTCGGTACCTGCCATGCAGTGAGGTCACATTCGATCTTCTGCCAGCTGCGAAATGCAGTGGCATCGAAACTGTCATCTTCATACTTGATCTTCTTGGTGAAAACCAGATAAGAGTGGATGAACTGCAGTAGTTTCGGATCGTGCTGTCTACACCATTCGTGGTATTCCCTAAAGATAGGCGTACGTTTGAACTCTTGGTAGAGTTCGACGTCCGGGCTACCATACAGGGACAAGCCCTTTAAAAGCTTGTCAGACAGCGAAGCGCGTTCTTTAATCAGTTCGACTAATGGTCGGCTAACCCACAGGCAGAGCTCGCGGGTATAAACAACCTTCGGCTTTAGGCCTAAACGCGCTAACGGAGAGTCATCAAGGAGCGAAACTTGCATAGCGATGGCGGAAGCCGCCTGGTACTCATTACCAGGGGTCGCCACGCCATTGGCAAGCAGCAGTAAAGGGTCCACCTTCAGAATAGTGCGACCCTCACGAGGAAATATTGCGAACTCAACGTCCATCAGCCTGAGTTAGCTGAGCGCAGACGTTGTTTCGTAGCAGAGATTACTCAGCACCGCCCCCGCTGGGACCCCGGTACTAGCATCGTAGCCTGCCAGCACAACGCTGACAATGCTCTCGACGATGACCGCGAGATCCGCGACGCTCAGCTCGCGCACGTTCGACGGGTAGTTGAAGAAGACGCCAGCTTGGACAGGGAATTTTAGTTCCTTGCCAGACGTGGCATCAACTGCTAAAGCCAGCGTAGTTAACGTGGCTGTTGCACGCGTGTTGATCTGAGGGTTGCCCGCTGCGTCCACCTTTTCAGGTGAGACTTTGACGGACAGATCCAGGTAAGTACCTTTCCCATCTGAGCCTGACAACGCGAACTTGTGGTGGGATGAACTTCCACCTTGAGGAGCTGTGTCGGCGATGACCGTCGGTGCCTTGAAGTCGGCGACCGTGATCTTGGCCATAGCAGCGTTTTTCGTTGTTGGCTGATCCGGGATGTTGACGAGCGTAATGGTGTACGACATGCTTGAACTGTCCTTTCGACACGTTCTTGCTACTGGGCTTAAGAACCCAGGGACGAGAATTGATAGAGAAGGGCGCCAAGTATAGCCTGTGGAGGCTTACCAGAGGCCCTAAGAAAGTCTACCGGTCCCTCTGTGAGGGTTGGTACGCTACTTAGGAGCTCGCGGTGATACCCACTAAACCTTGTCGAAGACTTGGTCTGCAGGAGAGTCGCGAGATTCCAATCCAGATCAGGATCCGAGACACTAACGGCATACGAGACAATTACGTTCCGTATTTTCAGCATCATAGTTATAGCCGACAGCTCTACAGAGCTAAGACGCTGTGACATGTTGAGCCACCAATCCGCCGCGAAGCTTCCGGGGAGTAATTCCCATAGCTGCGTTGCAGAAGGTTGGATACCAACGCCGTACATGTTAGCGATCGCCAGAAATACTGGCGATTCGGGGTACATCAAGTCGCTCGTCGCTCTTGTTGTGAAACTAAGAGTGCGACCGAATATACGATCATAGATACCAAGAACTTTCAATTCCTCGTCGTTGAAGACGAAGGTGAATGACCCTCTCACTCGCTGATGACGAATCACCGAGTTGTTTGCGAGGAGGTCTCCTAGTTTGGGTCCTAGGCTGCTCAGTTCTTGAAGAACCCCCGCAGTGGGGGCTATCCCAAAAGAGTACTGAAGGAACGTGGAGGATATCCACTTTCCTAACTTGAGGCCAGCCCTGATCTTATTCCAAGGTGCGCTCTTTATGAGCGAGACTAACCCCTTGAAGTCAGGGACGAGTTCCGGACGTTCCGGAATTTCCTTTAGGACCTCCAGATAGTTATTCTGGAGGATCTTCAGTCGCCTCTCGACTGCGTTATTTCGGGCGAAAACTGCCGTCCGACGCAGCTCCGGCAATAGACTCACGACAACATCCCCGTAATGCTTGTTAACATCACGATAATGCTGGGCGAGACTAACAATTCCGCCCGCGAACCGTGGTTCGGACCCCCCTACAACGAAGGGTCCACAGCGCTGCCACAGCGTGAGGTTGGCTTCAGTTCCTATAATTCCTTCAACGGAATTTAGTACTGTGTGCTGACCAATACCGTAGTGAACGACACCCGTGTTCAGCTTTGACTGATACCACGGGCTCCACGTATAAGCCCTAGCTTGGCTCCAGTCTGACGTAGGCTGGCCAATTCCCTCAGGGTGTAGTCTCATCCCCGAGCTAATGCTCCAGTCGCCGGTGAATCTTAACCCACCGTTGACAAGAACCCGAAGGCGATAATCCCAAGTGAGAGCGTTATTAGACGCTCCAAACCGGAAATCGCTCACCTCGTACGTCATGATCCCCTCCTCGTGCACGTTGTTCAGTATGAACCCGTTGCCGATAAGGCGAAGCATATCTATGAGGTCCGTGCGTCCGCCAAGGTTAAAGTTGGTATCCCATTGGGAAACACCAAAGCTACCATATAGACGTACCCACATCGGAGCCCCCCCCGCCACGTAAGGTCCTGTGGCGAGTTCATTTGTTGGCCAGTTCGCAAGCAGAGATGCTGCCGATTGCTCGTCAGCGGCCCATGCCCTGAGGTACGAGTAGGTGGGAACATCCCACCCGTACTTCGACACTGTCCAAGCCCATCCGTGTTGATAAACCCATTGCGTTGCGCGTTCAGTTAGAACGACAGCAGCTCCTTCAATTTTGTCGTGGATGACGTTAGTCTCCCCGGCATAATCGAAGTGTACGGGATTCATCGCGGCGAGTGCCGCTTGGAACACGTTAGTAGGGTAGTTGTAGTCATAAGGACTATATGGCCAGTTGACGAGAGACCACTTTGTGATCTCCATCTCCCGACTAGTCACTATTGACTCCAGTGACTCCCCACCGAACAACACACGTCCATCGAGACGACCGTGTATGACCGAGCCCTGTAAGAGCTGGACCACAGGGTCGCGCCTCGGCACCCACACCGCGTGATCAGTTGGTGATCCGAGCGCCGTCCACTGAGCACCATCTAGGTGTAGTGGCGAGCCGAACCAACCGGATCTTGACTTAATATCATAGATCCCAACCGTTGGCATAGAGTAGAGAGACGTTCCTTCCTCGAGTAAATGCATGTTGTCCTCCAGATGAACTTAAGAGGTTGGGG